GCCGTTCTGCACGCTCCAGACGTCGATCCAGGTCGTCAGTTGCCCGCCTTCGGTCCGCACGCTCGCCCCGGGCCCGTCGAGATATTCCTGCCGCTGGCCGAGCGTCACGTACGGGAACGTCGTGGCCGTCCGCCGCGGGAGCGCCGTATAGACCCCGCCAGGCGCCAACGCCAGCAACGTGGCGTCCCCCGCGGCACGCGCCAGCATGGCCTCTCCGAGCGGACCGAGCGGCGATCCCGTCAGCGACATCTAGACGCGCTCCTTGCACAGCAGCTCGAGCAGGACGCCGCGCTCATCCGGGTCCATCACCGACCCGATTTCGAGGACCCGATCCCCGCCGCGCGGGTCGTGATACACCACCTGCTGCCGCACCGCCACCCCACGCCGGTGCCGCAGCACCACGCGGAGCGACAGCCGCGGGTCAATCTGGCGCGCCCGCTCGAGCTCACGCCCGCTCAACGGCATCACCTCCGCCGGTTCCCGGATCGCGACAGGCGTCTCGGCCTCGCCGTAGCTGCCCTTCCCGTCGCTCGTCTCGGTGAGCGTCGAGATCGTGACCCGATGGCGCAACACCCCGGCCTGCATGTCAGGCCTACACCGTCCCGATGACGATGATGTCGTAGGTGACGCTCGTGCCGCCCGCGCTGTTGGTGAACGTAATCAGATCGCCCGTGGACGGCGTCACCGCGATCCCGGTCGCGTCCGGCCAGACGAAGCACGCCCACGCCCCAGGCGTCAGCGCGACGCCGTCTCCAGCCGCCATGAAGAACGGCACGCCGTTGCTCGCCGGGCGCGTCACCTGCACGCTGTTGGTGTTGCCGGACGCCGCCTTCACGAACAGCGCCTTCACGCGCGTAAACGTCAGCGACGCCCCGAACACGCTCGTCAACCCCGCCGCAAGGTCGAGGGATTCCGTCCCGCTCGGCGATTGGGTGCGCTGGTCGTGCCAGATCATGTTGGCTTGATTCGCGCCCGTGCCCTGCGAGAAGTTCTGTGAGTAATCCCGGTTCAGCGCATCCACCGCCGCCGACAGATCCATGCCGCCATCGAGCGCCAGCAGGACCTTGAGCTGAACTTGTGCGTTCGTGAGTGTCACGGCCATCTGTCTATACTCCTAGCGCGCGAGCGCGTAGCTCTTGAATGACCGATAGACCTGCTGCGCCCGCTCGGGCACCGGGAGCACCTGCGTCACCCGCGGATCCGCCATCAGATCCTCGCGGAACGCATACAGGCTCGCCGCGTCCCGAGAGAGCGCCTGGCGCAACAGCGCCGGCACGAGCGTCCGGTCGGGCGTCCCGATCCCGGTCGTCGGCACGTACCCCGCGCGAAACCGCACCGTCACCGCGTTGAGCTGCACGCGCGTGGAGGGCCAGATCACCCCGTAAGCCGGCGCAATCCGCCCCCTGGCGCTTCGCGCGCCACTCGGGAGATCGACCTGATACTGATTCGCCGCCCACGTCTGCGTCGCCCCGGCCGTGTCGATATACGTCACCGACACGACCGCGATCAGTGGCGGCTTCGGCACGTCAATCGTCCCGTCGCAGGGGAAGCTGTCTAGCCGCAGATCCCAGGTCGCCTCGACGAGTTGCCGCCCCGTCACGAGTTCGCACCGATCCCGCACCGCCGGAATCAGGTCCTCGGTCACGAGATCGTCGTCGTCGTCGATCGAGACGCGGCAGTGGCGCTTCACCTGCGAGAGCGTCAGCGGCTCAATCGTCGGGGCGGTCACCAGTGCGAGGCTCACCGGTCAGGCCCCCAGGAGCACGCGGCCGAGTGTGTAGAGTTCCGTGACGCCCGCCGCCGTGAGGGCTTTCCCGGTCACGAACGGCAGCGCGATCCGCCCGTGGAATTCGGCGACCGGTAAGGCCGTCACGCCCGAGCACCCGACCGTCAGCGGCGCCGCGGTGTTTTCCATAGCCACGTACGATCCGGTCTCGGCCGTCGCCCCGTCGTTGTCGAGGACGGCATTCAAATACAGGTTCACGACCGGCGCGTCCTCGCCGCCGTCGTAGGTGGCCACGACGAACACCCACCGCCCGAGAGTCAATGTGGTATTCCCCGCCGCAATTTCGGTCGCGCTCGCCGAGGCGTCGTGCAGCTCCAGCCGCAGCTTCCCGGCCGAGCTGATCTGGAGCCGCCACTCTTCGAGACTCCCTGCCGAGTCGTACTTGCCCACGATCACGTTGCTGGCGATCGCGTTCGGCTGGATCCACGCCCCCACCGAGAAGGGGCTATCGACCGTGCCGTCGCCAAAGCTGTAGCTCGCGTGGTCGATGCCCGCGAGATGATGATCGCCCGTCGGGTGGAAGTGATAACTGCACACGCCGCCCGCATGGACGACGGGCGCGAAGTCGTCTTCGAGCGCTTCGGCCGCGCCGGCCGTCTCAGACGGGATCAGATCGCCGACCCCGATCCCCGACACGAGGATCCCGGTCCGTTCAAGAAACGGCCAGAGGCTCGGCGTCGTCGTGCCAAGGATCGCCCCGATGGCATTCAGGATCCGCGGCGTCTCCCATTGACCGAACGGGCTGGTGATGGCCATCGCGCAATCCCGTTACGCCGCTTCCAGCGCGTAGGTGAGGATGACGTCGATGCTTGTCGCCGTCGCCACATCCGAGCCGGCCTTGATCACCGTGATGGCGGTGTTCGCGTCATTCGCGACATGGGACGCTCCATCCGCCAAGATCGTCGATCCGGAGTCGCCCGCGCGGAGTTCCGTGCTCTGCGTCAGCGACGCCTGCGCAAAGGCCGCCAGGACCACGCCCGACGCCGCCTGCACGCCCTTGACGTCGATCGTCGTGACCGCCGACGCCGCGCCGCCAATCGCGATCATCGAGCATTCGATCATCCGCAGCGTGTAGCCCGCCACGGCCGCCACGAGCGTCGCGCCGGCGTTGATCTGCGCCACGGTGAACCGCGTGCGGACGTTGATCACCTGGCCCGTCTTGCGAACGAACCCGGCGACATTCGAGAAGCGCGCGATTTCAACCGCGCTGGCGTTTCGGAAGAGCAAGTCGCCGCTTGACCAGCGGCTGTCGATTTTCGTGGCGGGCATCGGTCACTCCATCAGGCGTCTGCGCCTGTCTGCGGCCGGTGGTTCCGGCCTCGTCCACGCGTTCCGCGGTCTGACTGCGGAGGGCGGCCAGGCCCACGTCCGGCGCATAGTCCTGGACGCGGCCCGCCGCCCCTCCGCTGAGACTCCGCAACCGCATCAGAGCGCCGTCGTGTGCGTGTCGCCCGCCTGGCGCGGCCATCCGAGCCCGACTGCCGCGACGAACAGCGCCGAGGCCGACCCGTCATCCACGAACACCGTCAGCCAGGGCTTGCCGTCCGGCATCTCGTCGGCCATGACGTCGATCGTGTACGCCCGCAGATCGGCCGTGGTCGCCACACCCATCGCGTACCCGCTGCCACCAATCGCGACCGCCGTCCGCGCCCCGAAGACGTCCGCGCCCGCACTCGCCGTGTCCGCGCCGGCCTTGCGGATGTCGAACGGCAATTCAGTCGTCAGCGCCGCCGCCGTCGCGCCCGCGTAGCACTGCACCGTGGGATTGTCCCCGGTCACCGCGCCCACCAGGATCACGATCTTGACCCGGTGCAGCTTGCCCATGTGGATCGAATCGAGATTCGACCCGGCCGACTGATAGTCCGCCGGACTCAGCAGTGGCAGGATCTGGGGTTCGTCGGTAGACATCAGTCCTCCTCGTCGACTCGATTACGTGGTCAGCGCCAGGATCGGCGACAGCGTCGCGCCCGCCGACTTCGGCGTCAGCGGCGCATTCCAACTCAGCTGCCCGTCGACGCGATACGTGAACCGGAACACCGACTCGTCGGTCAGGAACGCGACGTGAATCGACACCGCCTGATCGACCCCGCCCTTGTCGATCAGCGTGTACTCCTGCGGGTCGAACAGCACGATGTCGCCTGCGGTCCCGAGCGCCGCCAGGTACTCGACGGGCACGATCGGCCGGCCGTAGAGCGTGGCGACGTCCTGGCCCGGCACGCTGCCGGCCGCCCGGTAGATCGGCGCCAGCACCCCCGCGGTGCCGATGGCGATGTTCAGCTGTTCCAGCTGCGACTCGACGCTTTGATCCACGTACCAGACCGCCGTCCGACGCGAGGGCGCCCACATCCGCGCCCACATCCCGGCGACGTCCTCGTAGAGCACCCGCGAGGCCGTATTCCGCGTGATCGAGATCACCGCGCCGGAGTTGAGCGCCCCTTGCGGCTGATTCGCGCCCGTCCCGTTGAGGGTCGCGTCTTCCACCCGAAAGGTCAGCTCCAGCGGCAGATAGCGGCCGATCCACCCCTCGAGCGCCACCGCGTCCGCCAGCTGCTCGGACGTCGCGTAGACGAACGCGCCCACCTTCCGCAGCCGGAGATCCATCTCGCGGAACTTCGGCTTGCCGGCGGTGAGGGTATTGCCCTGCCCGAGCCAGCCCGAGACGATGCCCCCGTAGCGCGAATTGTCCGCCCGGCTCGTCTCGTCAATCGCCGGGATGCGCGTCCCGTTGGCCCCCGCCCCGATCGGCATCGGCGTGAGACGGCTGAGAATCGCGCCGGTCGTGTACATCCGCTGCAGGATCCCCGAGGACCGCTCCTGCGTGACGAGGAACCCGCCCTCGGAGCCCACGTCGGTGTTGAGCCCGGTCGGCCCGGCCATCATCGGCCGCAGCAGCGCCAGGTCTCCGGCCGAGACGTGCCCGCCGCTCGTCGCGAACGCGGCCACGGCCTGGAGCTGACGGCCCCAATCGCCGAGACGCGCCGGCGCGAGCGTCGTCCGGTCCGCCCCCACCTCGACGCGCGGCGCCGCCGGCTCGGCGGCGACCGGCATCGACCGCTCGATGTCCTGCAGCCGCTCTTCGGCGGCGAGGTCTTCCGCGATGCCGGCCATCGTCGCTTCGTGCGCCGCGAATTCTGCCCGGAGCGTCGTCCGCACCTCCGCGGCCAGCGCGTCGTCGGCCAGCCGATCGCGCAAGGCGCTCATCTGCCCGAACAACGCCGCCTTCTTGTTGCGAAGTGTCTTGATACGGCTCATGCGAGATCTCCTCTGCGCGAGTACACCGCGGCGCGGGGCCGCACCATCACGGCGTCAGCGTGGCACACTGGCGGACCGACGTCTATTTTATGGCGCAGAATTCGTCGCGGCCGCCGGCACGAACCC